GGCGGATTTCCAATAATTACATCGAACCCACCGCTCCTCATAATTTCGGGAAATCCATAATACCAATCAAAAGGTACAATTCGGAAATTATCATCTGTTTCTACAAAAGTCAATTGTTTACTTGTGTGTTCTCCAGGGTGAATCAGTGAATTTCCCCATTTGATATTTTTACCTAAGTCCGGCAGGGCGCGTTCTTTGAACAATCCCAGTTGCGCCCCGATGCTTTCCTGGCTTTCGCCCTCCAGCACCTTGAGCGAGAGTGAGAGCTTTGTCACCTCCACGGCCTGGGGGTCTATATCCACGCCGTGGATATTGTTCAGTAAAATTTGCTTCTTTTCGGAAGTGGTGAGCCTGTAGTCGCCGCCTTGGGCCTGGTAAATGGCGGGTGTTTTCCCCTTTGACCATTCTTCCGGCTCATGCCCGAAATACCATTGGAGATGCCAGTCCAGTAAATACTGGTATGCGCCCAACAGGAATGAGCCGGAGCCGCAGGCCGGGTCAAGGATTTTGAGATTGGCAGCCTCGGGCGGCGTCTTGCCTTCCAGAAGTAACCCAACTGTATTCTTGACGATGTAATCAACGATGTAAGTCGGCGTGTAGTACACGCCACCCGCCTTGCGGACTTCCGGCTTTTCCTCCACCTTCGCCTGGTGTCCCGCGGTGAGCCGGATCACTTTCCCCAGGAATCGCTCGTACACCTGCCCCAGAATTTCGGTCGGGATTTCCCGGAAAACATACGGGCTGGGATAATACAGGTCACGGAGGATTTCTTTCAATACCTTATCGTCAATCGCCAGCCGCAAGGTTAAGCCATCCGGCGCGCTCGATTGTCCCTTTTCTTCGGAAAAGTGGAACAGGCCGGAGTTATAGCGGCTGTCCGCCTGGCGGAAGAGCTGGCACAGGCGTTCGTAAACTTTTTCGCCTTCAAGCAATTCCTGTAATTGTCCCTCGCGTTCGATTTCCCGATCTTCACAGATGCGCAGGAAGACGATCCGGTCAATGGTCATTTGCACGGCGTAGTTCAATTCGCGCACCTGCAAGTCAGGATTTCGGATGGCAATATTCCGTGCCAGCAGGTCGCGCCACCTTTCGATCTCTTCAAGGAAGGCGTCATCCACTTCTTTTGTGCCCTTCTTGCCCTTAACTCCTTTGGCGTATTTATCGAACGATCCCTTGAGAACCGCCTCGCGTGAGAAAATGGCCGCGATCTCATCCCATTTTGTCAGGTAATCTTTGTAATTCAGCAGCAGCACCCGCCCGGTCGCTGCACTGTCGCTTTTATCCGGTTTGCTCCGGCTCTCGTAAACCGCAAATTCCTCGAAGTCGGTCAGGATGCTCAGGGGCAATTTGGCAGACCAGGCATAACGCCTCAACTGGAAAGCTGGATAGATATCGTATTCAATATTGACTGCCGGTTTCTTTGCCTCGACAAAGAACTTGCGCGTTCCCCCGATCCGGAAAGCATAATCCGGGGCTTTGGTTGCGCCTTCCACTTCCAGCGAATCTTCGTGAATGACATCTTTATAGGCTTCGGCATATCCTTGCTTATTGAATACATCCCATCCTAAAATCTCGAAAAACGGATCCAAGAATTCACTCCGCAACTGTGTTTCGTTATACTTCCCCGCGCGATAGGAATCACGGTATTCATCGAATCTTTCTACCAGTTGGCGGATACTGTCAGGTGCGCTCATTCGCCCTCATCTCTGCTTTGGATCTCGCACCCAATTATAGTACACTCCCACCTCCCTAAAAACCTCTATCTACAACAGCTTCTCCTTTGGGGACACTCAATTCCACTTATTGTCTTCATGACTTCGTTGAGACTCTTCTTCTCCCTCTTGACAACCTAGAACATTTGTTCTATAATATAACCAGGCACGGGAAGGCTTTTCCTTCCCGTTTTTTTGTTTAAAGCCTTCCCGTGTCAACCTCATGCGCAGCAACCAGGCAGAACACCCTATGACAACCGACCATACTCCCTCAACCATCCCGGAACTCTGGTACCGCCTCGACAAGCGCCTGGCGCTCATCGAGGCCGCCCAGACTGAGCACTACAAAACGCATACCGAGATTGACAAAACGCTCGACGACCACGAACAGCGCCTGCGCTCCGGCCTGACCTTGACCGGCATCCTGACCGGCTCCGGCGGCCTGCTCGCCTTGATCGCACTTATCAAATCTTTTTTCAGTACATGATGGTAGCTGCTCAAATTGCACAGTGGAGGCAGCTACCATGAATAATCGTAAACGCGGAGCGCAGCCAGGTAACCAAAATGCTTTCAAGCATGGCTTTTATTCAAGCACATTCTCCCAGGGTGAACGGGGCCGCCTGGGCAAGGATAAAGGTAGCCTAGAAAGTGAGATCAAAGCTTTTCGTGTTGTTGCTCACCGTGTCCTTACCCGGCTTTCAAATGGTGCTCTATCGCCAGGTGGCAACGAAAAGCTCGATGACGATACACTCCATTCAATCAATACCCTGGTTGCGGTTGTGACTGCCATCGCTACTCTCGCCCGCTCCCACCAGTTGATTGCCGGTAAATATCTTCCGGCCGAGACTGCAATCCTGGATGCCCTGGCTGAATTGAATGCCATCGATGGTATCGCATGACTGACTTGGTTTCTCGCGCCCGCGTTATCCAATGCACACCTTTCAACTTTGCCTTGTATGCTGGCAGCATCACCTTGCGGCCCTACCAGGTCGAGCCGATCAATGCCATTTGGGAATCGGTTCGTACAAATGGAGGGCGGACCTTCGTCATTGTAATCTCCCGCCAGTCCGGTAAGGATGAATTGCTTTGCCATCTCAAAATGTTTCTCTTGCAGCGTTTTCAGCATAAGGATATGGAGATCGTCGAGTTCAATCCAACTTACAAGCCGCAGACTATCCGTGCCATCCTGCGTCTCGAAAACCGCATGCAGACCAATGTCATTACACGTAATCGCTGGAAGAAGCGCTCCGATTTCATGCGTCTCCTCGGCCAGGCGCGCGTGTCCTTCTTGTCCGGCGACGGCCATGCGAATGTTGTCGGTGCCACTGCCAGTTTATTGCTGATCATCAACGAGGCCCAGGATATCAGCCCCAATAAGTATGATAAAGACGCCGCTCCCATGGCCGCCAGCACGAATGCCACCCGTGTCATCGTGGGTACTGTCTGGACCAGCAATACTCTTCTCGCTCGTGAACTGCGTGCATCTCGCATCGCCGAAAAAGCGGATGGGCGCCGGCGTGTCTTTTTTTACACGTCAGAAGATGTTCGTAAGTGCAATCCACCCTATGGCCTTTTCGTGGATGCGGAGATCGCCCGCCTGGGTAGAGAGCATCCTCTTGTCAAGACGCAGTATTTTTGTGAAGAGATCGATGCGCAGGCCGGCATGTTCAATCCCATCCGCCGCGCCCTTATGACCGGCGACCAACCCGCCCACGATCATCCCTTGCCCGGCGTCCCTTGCGCTTTCTTGCTTGACGTGGCCGGCCAGGATGAATCTCGCATGATTTTCAATGATGATGCTCCACTCCAAAATCCGGGCCGGGATGCTGTCTCTCTGACTATCGTGGATCTCGATTTGTCCACTCTCGTCACTCTGCAAGCCCCCACCTACCGCCTCGCCCACCGCCTGCAGTGGATCGGTCAGAACCATCTCACCGTCTTCGGTCAGATCAAATCCCTGGCTGAATCTTGGAACCCTCTCTATATCGTCATAGACGCCACCGGTGTAGGTGAAGGCATGTGGGCGCTGCTGGATAAGGCTTTTCCTGGGCGTGTACTGCCGGTGAAATTTAGTTCAGTTGAGAAGTCAGAGATCGGCTATCGCTTCCTGGCTGTCATCGAGACCGGCCGCTTCCGTGATCTTTGTCCCACCGATGCAGTCCGCGCGCAGTATGAAGCCTGCACCTCTGAGATCCTGCCAGGTCCACAAAAGACGCTCCGCTGGAGTGTCCCCGAAGGTACACGCAGCCCCATGGGGGAGCTGGTCCACGATGACTATCTTTTCGCCGATGCCCTGGTTGCCGTCCTGGACCGCCAGGAATGGATCGTTCAGACTATAGCCGAAACCAGTGAAGGTTTTGATCCGCTGGAGAGTATCACATGACAAAAAAAACCGTGCAAACATCCTTATCCGTCAAAGAGACCGAGAACACCATCACTCTCGGCTCTGCCGCCTGGGATAAGAACTTCCGGGACCGCCTTTCCTACGATCGCCGCAAGATCCTTGACCAGGCGATCAATGCCTGGCGTTCGAACCCCATGGCGCGCCGCATCATCCAACTCACCACCGAGTTCGTCATCGGCGATGGCTTCAGCTTTCAAACGATCAATGAGCCTGCACAGAAGTTCCTTACCGAGTTCTGGAACCATCCACTTAATAACTTGACCGAGCAACTCCCCGAATGGGCGGATGAAGCCTGGCGCACCGGTGATCTATTCATCCTGTTCTCGGTGGATGAAGGCGGGATGATCTACATGCGCGCGCTGCCCTCCGAATCCATCGGCGTCATTCAAACTGCCGAGAATGATTATCGCCAGGAACTATTCTACAAGCGGGATGAGATGGATGAAAGTCCATGGCCGGCCATGCGGCGGGAAGAAGATCAGCGATCGTTCGTTCTGCATTTCCCACTCGAGCGCGCTGTTGGCGCATCCTTCGGCGAAAGAGACTTGGCTCCTGTGCTCTACTGGATTGGCCTGTATCGCCAATGGCTCGAAGATCGAGCGCGCTTGAATTATTTCCGCCAGATGTTTTCGTTC